CTCCACACGTGGCATTTAAGCCACCCTGTTCCTTAAAAAGGACAGGCCTTCCGGAGTTTTATGTCGACGACTACCGGGCGTCCACCATGTTCGAGGTCCATCTCCACTTCGGAGGCGATATCACTATCGCCCCTTGTGAGGAAGAACTTCAGCAAGGCACCATATCCATCCAACCGTGAAGTTGGAAGAACAGGTCTCAAAACAGCACCCCTGACAAAGGGACGTTGTAAATCGGAGTTCCATCCATCGGTCTGATGACCTAAGAATGAGAACTTGCCTAGCACTGGACTAGTCTCCTCGACCGCTGGAAAGGGAATTAACCCCTCTAGCTTCTCGTCAAGGAAACGAACAGCATTCCATAGACCTGCCTTATAAAGCAGATTTCGGAGTGCAACCGTTGAAACTAATTCAGGAACTTGGCTCCGTGACGTGGGAAAAAGCGCACGACAACGAGTGACAGTTACGTCCTCGCCATCGTAGTAATCCCCACCGCATGACTCTCTGAACTTTCCAGTCCAGAAAGACTTGCGAGTGTTCACCTTAAGGCCATAAGCCTCCAGTGATCCTATCACGGAACGTGTATAACGTGTAGGGACAATTATATCGTCCCCAAACGTGCGCACCTGGTGAAGTAACCGCTTAACAGCGGCCTTCGTTAGGGGCCGATTAAGCTCCTGCTCTATCCCAAGAAAGACAATCGTCATAAAGACGAGACTCTCAAGGGGGAAAGTAAGAGCTGAACCCATAGACGCGTACTTGGCAAGGCGTAAAACACCATGTCCAGGTACGTCTGCAGTGTTAGAACGTACAGCCTGCACAGCCTCTGCAAGGAGGCGGTAAGGGCCAAACATTTTAATAACTAGCAGATTGGAAACACGATCGGATGCTTCACTCAGATCGAGTGTCGCTAGCTTCCCAGAACGAGAAGCAGACCGAGCTAAGGACCTATTAGGTTCTTGGCTCTGCCAACCGACAAGAGCACGGGCGGAGTCATTCGCCTGCACTACTTGAGAGAAAGCGCGTAGGAGCCCTTGCTGCATGAACTGCATGCAAGTAGGCTCCATCGCAATGACTCTAGGTGTTTTCATAGTTTTAGGGACCAAAACCACCTTGACAGGAGTCTCGGTCCCGGGTTCGAGGATATGCATGGAACGGTCACCCACCGAAAGGTGGGAGAACGCCCGTGGGCGGTCAGCTCTCGCTGATACCGCAGTATTGTACAGGTTCTCTTCCCAAGGGAAGATAGACTGTGCAAGCTCAGGCCAACTATTAATACCGTCATACTTTCTGTTTCCAGAAAGCTTATCGGCAGTTGACCCACCACTAAATCTTGGGACGACTTCACAGGCTTCGAGCATATGCTCTAGATCTGTAAAGATATCTCGCCACAAGAGCTCACTGACTCTCCTAAAATCACGCAATTGCGCGTCGGAAAGTCCCCAGAGCAGGGCATCCATATCCTTCTCACACTCAACATAACTATCGATTGCCGCCCTCTTGCGCTCATCTGAGCACTCGAGTTCGATTTTGCCGAACAACAGCGTTAGCTGACGTACAGCAAAAATTGCATCAATCGACGGTTCGTCGAGTAATCGGCCAGTACCAAAGTCAAACACTTGCTGAAGGAAACCTTCGAATAAACGAGGGAGCCCGGATGCTTCATAGGTTTTAAAGCCTAAGAACATCTCGTCAGCTACGTAGCCAAGGTCGAGACTTCTTTCGAAGTCTTTTCCGTAACTAGGTAAGGTTATCGTTAAAAACGATAACCCTTCATGTTTGACTCGAGCCGTGATTGTTTCAAGATCACGACTGGTGCTAACACAACACAAGGTCCCCACATCAGTGAGGACCGACTGCAAGAACAACATCAGGCTTTTCACTTGCGCTCCTTAATATAGAGTTGACAAGATCCATAGCCATGGTGTTGTGATCTGTATATCAGAAGCAGCCCACGCCAAAAGGCGTGGGCCGCCACCTTACCTCCCTAAGGGTTTCCCTCTTAGGAAAGGTCAATTGTTTCAGGGCACTGCCGGAAGAGGAGAGGTTTAATTCTCTCCACCGACGAGTTGTGCCGTTTTTGCACCCGATGAGGCCGTCAGCCAGGTCGCGAGACCAATGACTGCAGACTTCATCTCTGCGGCTGTAAAGCCAACAGAAGGGGTGTCCAGGACCACATAGAACGAGGCCGAAACGGGTACGTTACGATCAGTAACGTACGGATCCGTGACGATTTTGTTCAGTGTGATACGAGCGGTACGCCGTGTCCTCTTTCCGAGGATAGAAGCAACGGTTAGTACCAGGCTACCATCTGCACTTGTAAAAGTGCCGGTGTTAGCACCGGAGCTGGTTCGCGGAAGCGAAACAGCTCCAGTTCCTGGATCAATTGACTGAGGATCACTAAATGCCATGGCATTGTCCTTGACTTTCTTATTGATTGTTAAGCTCAATCCAGCCAGGCAGCTGTCTGAGCACCGCGCATGCGTTGATACAACTATCGCACGCGTAGCTTGGACGGCCCATTGGTGATACCAAGGGCTGCCAGGATAAGCCACTGCTCGGGAGAGAAATCCCCAGGCGTTAGGCCGAATCCGAAAGGTGACGCTTTACGTCGTTCCTTTCTCCTTGTGAGAAAGTTGGCGTAGACAGTTCCAGGATTATAGTTACCCCTAAAGGTAGTATCACCTGAACTGTATACCTCCTCCATGAGCGAGTTGCACATGATGTAGGCATAGCGAATTATTAGGCCGTTGCGACCGAGCGCCGACGCGTTCCCCAAAATGGGGCCGATGTCGATGAACCAGTCGCTAAGCCATGTCCATGGCGTCAATTGCCACACGGTCTCGAGGGTAACCCCGAGACCCAGAAGTTGCTCTGCATTTCGCAAAGCATTATCCATTCTACCATTCCACGACTTATCGTCGGGAAGAGTATACTGGTATTCTGCCGAGAAGCGTATCTTACGATGCACTTTCCGTGTGTATGATTGCGTGTTTCCGTGTGAGACAAGGACTGCACTCCCAAAGTAACCCTGAAAATAAGGGCCAAGGGAGGGCTCCTCAGTGATCGTTTGATCACTGATGATGTCCGTGTCAAACTCGGGTAAGGCCCAGGTACGACGGACAGTTCGTCCGTTGTGACCATCCCGCTGAAATTGTTTAATCGCCTTATTGACGGTCCGAACAACGTTCAGCAAATCCTCGACGTCCTTTAAAAAGGGCCGTATGCCATACTCGACATTTAGAGTGGTTCTAGCTCCTAAGGAGATGAACCGCTCGGTCTGAGCTTGCATGCGAGTAAAAATGAAACCAGGTAACTCCTGGTGTGATTTAAACTGCGCGAGGATAGAAGAGATGGATACCTGGGGTTGCGCCGGTAACGTGGCGTGTATGGCTTGTGTGCCATATACGTTTAGGTCGATTGGTGGCATTACGCCATGATGACCCCTTGAGGGGATCAAATCGACTTTCCTATACACAACGTCGTGAAACGGAGCGCCCGAGTCTAGATGCTTTCCCTCATGGGAGAGCTGGACTGGGTATTGCTTCGTAGATACGAACTCGTGTCCGTTATCGAAGGGTGTGATAAAGTTATTATTATCCATGGCATTCTTTAGAATAGCCAAGCCACTAGCCTGAGAGCCGTCTTCTAAGACGATTCCATCGGTTGGTGACTCCCCAGCAACTAACGCACTCCTATATGAGTACGTTTCCTGCAACAGAGGAATTACTTGACCGAAGTCATAAAGCACTCCGTTCGATGCCCAATAAATCTGGCAACGAATCTTCTGCGGTATATACCGCCGTTGAGTTAAGTAACCTCCCATGAGACATTCCTTTCAAATAGTTGTGACATGAAAGTTCCATGTCGATGTTGTTGGATGCACTGCATACAACATCAGAGATACGAAGTCGCAACCCAAAATACAGAGCTGCAGTCACGTGATGCGTTTAAAAGCACCGGGATGAGCCTTAAAGGGCTCA